TACACGCGTAAGATCGTCGGCAGCGTCAGATGTGTATAAGAGACAGACATAAAACATTTGAATTAAGATTAGAAAGAGCAGAATTAAAACATAAATTAGATTCAGTAATGTGGGTTAATCCAGCAAGTGAAGAAGTATCTAATTTATATGAAGAATATTGTGATTTAACACTTAAAATTAATAATATAAAATAATGAAAACAGATATAAGAAGTTTAGTCTTTACAAAGAATCTATTTAAAGAGAAATTTAATATAGATATAGAATGATGTAAAGACGATTACTCCAGATATGATGGAACATTTAATTGGAATGGAATTGATTATATAATTGAAGTTAAAAGGAGAAGATTTAATTCTAATAAATATCCAACCACTATTATTAATAGGGATAAATTTGATATGCTATCAAGAAATAATTCTATATTAGTAATAATATTTGATGATGGAGTATATATATTTAAAGATATAAAACAAGCCTTTATAAAGGATTCTATGAAATATGGTTGTTCTACAACAGATTTTGGAGGAACTTATGGCTATTCATTAAAAACAGAGTTGTCTTTAAAGAAAGCCATTAAGATAGATGTAAATACAGAATTTAGTAATTATATAGCAAATGATAGCCTATAAAAGAATACTTAATTTTGAAAACTACCAAATTGGAACTGATGGCTCAATATGAAGTTTAAGAGCATCAGTTCCAAAGAGGTTAAAACCTCAAGTAAAAACTAATGGGTACTTTACAGTAACATTATATAATAAAAATTTGAAAAAGAAGTGTTATATACATAGATTAGTAGCTGAAACTTTTATATCTAATCCGAATAACTATCCTTGTATAAATCATAAGGATGAAAATAAATCAAATAATAATGTAAGTAATTTAGAATGGTGTACTTATAATTATAATAATAATTATGGAACTCATAATCTGCGAGCTGGATATAGTCATAAGAAACCAATACTGCAATTACTAAATGGAATAGTTATTAAAAGATGGGATTCAACAATAGATGCTGAGAGAGAACTAAATATACAATCTAGAAATATTGTAAAGGTTCTTAAAGGGCAGCGAAAAACAGCAGGAGGATATATGTGAACATATGAGTAATAACGAAATTGTAGAAAAGTACTATCCATTTATTATGGAACTTAAGCAAAAATTTGGTGCAGATGATGACTGTGTTCAAATGATTTTTGTAGAAATACTAGAGTATTCAAATCCAAAATTAAATCAGCTTGATAGCAAAAATGAATTGAAATTTTGGATTACAAGATTATTTAAGAATTATTGATTTAGTAAAACAAGTAGATATTACTATACCTATAAGAAATATTATGAGATTGTTAAAGAACCACTTGAACAACAAAATGACGAATTGGAGGATTGATTAAATGAAACGGAAGATTAATATTGACGATTTACTTACTGAGTATGAAATAGACTATAGTATGTTTACAAATATGGATGATAGACTATTAAGTATATATCCAAAATGACTTGAGCTTAATAAGGCAGATAAGACAGTAATCATATTATATGCTGAATATCACAGTTATAGAGAAGTGGGAAGAATATTAGGAATTAGTCATACTACAATTCAAAGATTTATTAAACAAATAAGAGAGAGATTATGTTAGAATTATTTATAATAGCAGTAATAATAGTCTTTATAATTGATTTATCTGGGGCTTTGGATAGTTTTAAACACAGTATTTGAAAAAGACTATTTAAAGGTATACCTTATAAAGAAGATTGAAGACTAAAACCTTTAGATTGCAGTTTATGTATGACTTGGTGAATTGGATTAATATATATTCTTATTACAAGTCAATTTTCAATTTTAATGGTTGGGTATATTGCACTATTAGCATTTATGACTCCAATTATTAAAGATATTATGATATTATTAAAAGATGCATCTACTAAGCTGATAGATGTTATATACAAACTTATTAATTAAAAATTATATTTTATGGAAACAGAAGTTATTTATCACTACAAGAATGGAAAGTTAATTTCTATATTTACTTATACTAAAAAGCGCTAATTATGAAACAATTAACAGAAGAGCAGTTTAAATATTTAAGAGGATTTGAAGATAGATTTGTAACGGCAACTAAGTCTAATTATTGCAGAAATGTACAAAAGCAGGATGTAATTAAGCTTAAAGAGATTTATGAATATTTAATTGAACAAGAATATAGAATGAGCGTAGCTTGTGCTACTTGTATACTTAATCTTATAAAGAGGATTGCCCCAATCTATTTTGAATATCAAGAAAAACTAAAGGAAAATGAAAGTAAAGAATCAGGAACTGCCGAAGAAAATAGGGAGACCGAAAAAGGAAGAAGTAAAAGAGGATCAAATAGACGAACAAAAAACTAAATATCTTTATGCAGCAAGATTATTTAATAAAGGGTGGTCCAGAAATAAAGTAAGTGAGGAACTTCAAACTAAATATGGAGTTGGGCAAACTACTGCTGCTAAATATATTAGAGAAGCTTATAAGATTATTGCAGATAAAAACGATAATCTTATAAAGAATTTAAGACATATACAATTAACAAGATTGGAAACATTGTTGGATATTGCTATTAGTAAAAATGATGTAAGATCTGCTACTGAGGTTATTAAAACAATAAATTCTATGTTTGGATTAAATCAACCAGAAATTCAAGTTAATATTCAAAATAATGAATGCCAATTTAAATTTGGAGATCCTATTATAAATGACAAGGATATATAAAGGATATAGGCCATTTATGTACCAATATAAGGTTCATATAGCTATGGCAGATGCTTATAGATCTGGAAGGATATTTACAATTAAAGCTAAACGACAAGTAGGTAAATCTTTCTTAGCTGAAAATGAATTATTACGATTTGCAATTAACTATCCAAAAACAGTCAATTGTATAGTAGAACCTACTCTTGGGCAATCAAGAAAAGTGTTTAAAGAAATAGTTAATGCTATAGCTGAAGCAGATATTCTTAAACGTAAGAATGAAACTTTGCTTGAATTAGAGTTTAATAATGGCAGTTCTATATTATTTAGATCTGGAGAACAAATGGATTCGTTACGAGGATTCTCTGTAAGTGGATTACTTGTATTAGATGAGGCTGCTTACTTAAAAGATGAAGTATTTGAAATTATTAAACCTACTACTGATGTGTGGTCTGCTCCAATATTAATTATTAGTACTCCAAGGTTTCGAGAGGGTTTCTTTTATGACTGCTTTACTAAAGGGTTAGATCCAAAATACGACAAGTTCTATAAATCATTTGATTGAGCTTTAGAAGATACATCTATGCTTTTAGATAAAGAGAAGTTAGAGATGTATCGACTTACAACCTCAAAAAATAAATTTAGAACCGAATATTTAGGGGAATTTGCAGATGATGATGGATGTTTATTTAATAATATAGCTAATTGCATAATTGAGAAAAAACCAGATTATCAGAGTCTTTATATAGGAATAGACTGGGCTACTGGGAGTGGTAAAGACTATACTTGTGTTACTGCTTTAAATGAATCTGGGCAAATGGTCTTTATAAAGTATTTTAACGATAAAACTCCAACAGAGCAAGTTGATTTATTAACAAATATACTAACTGAGTATCAAGGATTTATAAAGATTGTACAAGTTGAACAAAACTCAATTGGTAGTGTATTCTATGATATGTTAGTTCAGAAGAATCCGAAAATCAGGATTATACGATTCTTAACTACTAATAAGAGTAAGGCAGATATAGTTAATAAGCTTCAAGCTGCTTTGGAGAATGAAAAGATAGGATTATTAAAAGATGATAAACTTTTAAATGAGTTAAGACTATATGAAGCTTCATATAATCCAAAAACTGGAAATGTTAGTTATAATGCTCCATCTGGATTTAATGATGATACAGTAATTTCATTAATGCTAGCCTATGACTCATTAAATACAACTAAAGGACATTATAATATTAAAATTAAATAGTATGAATATAGCAACTAAATGGGAAGACGTAAGTCTTAAACAATATGAAGCTCTAATGGAGTTTATAAACAGTAATGCAAAGATGACTGATTTAGATAGAAGTATTGAGATATGTGCATTACTTTCAGATGATCCAGATAAAACAAGAGATACTCTTTTGAGTATGGGGTTAGATGAACTAGCTGTAGAACTTAATAAAGTTCAATTTATAATCAATAAATACAAAGCTAAGGCTCCAGAAACTGAATATACTATTGCTGGAGATAAATATACTGTACAATTAAATATTAGGCAGATGACTGCTGCTCAATATATAGATTTTCAGAACTTTTATAAAGACTACCAAAAGAATTTTAAATATATCTTTTTATGCTTCTTAATTCCAAAAGGTAAGAAATATAATGAAGGCTATGATTTAATTGAACTGGCAGATAAGTTATATGATAAAATTCCAATTACTGTCATAAATGACATTATGGTTTTTTTTTGCAATCTATTAGCCGCATTAACGGTCAGTACCCTAATCTCTTCAATAAGGGAGATGAAGAAGATGCTGAAGAAGGAGAAAGATCCAGTGAAGAAGTATCGATTAAGGAAGATGATCGTTCAGTCTCGGAAAACAGTGAGTTTGGTGCAAAATGGAACTGGGTTTGTTGAATAGACAGAGTTAGTGAAGTTACAAGATTAAATTGGCATCAAGTCTATGATATGTATATTCAAGAGTTTCTTAATATTATATGTTATCTAATAGATAAAGGAAATGAAGAAAAAAGACAAATAGAAGAGTGAAAGAGGAGACACTAACTGTAACCTTTTTACTCATATTTGGTACTAAGATAATATAAAAAAGTTACAAGGGAGTAAAAATCTCCCTTGCTTTTTTGTATAGCTACTAATATTCAGAACAATATATTTTATAAAAAATGACAAGTCAAGATTTAAAATTCCCTAATCTTGAAGAAGTACTAAGACAATATGGAAGCCAATTGATTTCAATATATAGACAGAAGTTATTACAGAATAATGCTGATGATACAGGTACATTAGGTAATACTTTAAACTACATTGTTGAGGATCAAGATGGAATTTATGAAGTCAGCTTACAAATTCAAGATTACTGAAAGTATTTGGAAGAAGGTAGATCTCCAGGTAAATTTCCACCTATTAGGGAAATAAAGAATTGGATAAGAACTAAACCTGTATTACCAAGACCTTATGGAGGTAAACTTCCATCTACAGATCAACTTGCATACTTAGTTGCAAGAAAGATTCATTTACAAGGAACACAAGGAAAGCGTATATTAGAAGAATCTTTAGATGAGCTTTCGGCTGTTGCATTGTTAGATGATGCAATTACAAAAGATTTAGAAACGCAAGTTAATAATGTATTTAAAGACTTTTAAAAATGACATTTATACCAAGTAAATTAGGAATACCAAGAAGTACAGGAACATATCCTGTTAAATGGGAAAATCCAGGATGAGGTCTTACAGGAGTATATGATTATTGGCTATGAGGAGATGACTATTCAGAAGAGGGTCCATTAGATGTTACTATTTCTAATGCAAGTACAAGTGGTTGTACTATTAACTTTACAAATCCCTCAACTATTACAACAGACTCTTCTACAATATTTAGATTATACCCAAAAGGACTGACTACTGCTCTATTAGAAGATACTATGCCAGTTTATCTTCATAGTCAAGCTCCTGGATATTATCCTGCAAATAGCAGTATAACAGTACCCAATACTGGAGGTACTTATACTGTTGAATATATATTAGGTAGAGCAGATATTATTAAATGAACTTGTGATGTAGTAAATGCTACTGCTTTAGTAAGTGTTGAGGTATTAGAATGGGATTCCTGCTCTATTAAGTTTAAGATTACAGTAAATGCTAATACTCAATGGAATACTAATCTTACTGGAACTATTCAATTAGGAGCTTATTATGAAACTAATAAGTTTATTTCTTATAGTTATGGCTTTACTATTGAAAAGAGTGGAGTTCCAGAAGATTTGAAGTTAATAGTTAATCCATCATCTGGAACTTATGGAGCTGGCCCAGGTGTTACTGATAGATTTATGTGCACTCTAACAAGTACTGAGGAAGAGATAACAGAATTATCTGTAACTTGTCCAGGATCTTCAAATATTATGGTTGATAAAGTTAATAAATACTTTGTTATTACTTTTCCTGATAATGCTACAACTAGTATTAAAAACTATGCTGCATTAGTTACTGCAATAACCTCTGGTGGATATACATTAAATGCTACAGTTCCAATTACTAAGTTAGCTACTTCTTTATCTTTAAAGTCCAGTGTTAGTATTGGATATACAGCAGGAAGATATAAGATAGACGGTACAGGTTCTGATAATTTAGATGATGTAGTATTTGCAATTCCAGCAGATGCTCAGACTTGGTTAAGTAAAATGGAGTTAGTAATAGAAAGAGGAACTCCAGGAGGTATGAATATTGTAAGTATTAATTTTGATGCTACAGAAAATACAGGTAATGCTTCAAGAAAAGCAACAGTTGGAGTTACAGTAGTAAAAAATGGTTCTAGTGTTATAAATACTTCATTTAATATTGTACAAGAGGTTAAAGCAGATATATCTCCAATATGGAAAGATTATATATGAGAAGAGGAAACTTTAAATGATTTTATAGAATATCATCTTGATTATGCAGGAGATACTATTTATGCTGGTAAAGCTTATAAATATCCTGATACTACAGGAGTACAATTTTTACTTAATGATGTATCTGAAGACTTTTTAGATAACGGCATTATATTTCCATCTTTTGGAAAGACAGAAATTATACCTAACTATTTAAAAACCTTTACATTAATAACTTCAAGCGGTAGTGAAAAGCCTGTAACATTCTTTAATGATTGGTCTTATAAAGATACAGATTTAACTAAGCCTTATTTCTTAAGTGATCCTATTGACACTTTAGTTGATTCAAGACAGTATGTATTATGTAGTTGGATATTCCCAACTGGTGAAGGTGTGCTTAATAGACGTTATACTACACCTGAAGGAGTAGCAACTACTGTAGATATTACATTAAGACAAGGAATTAATGGTTATACTTATGCAGAACCTTTAGGTAATTTACTTTTGGAATGCAAGAGTAAATATGAAATAGGATTTGTTGAATCTGGCTCTTTTACTACAACTATTAATTATCAGATTGATACTACTAATAAGAATTATGTATTATATTATACTAATGCTTATGGAGGATGGGATAGTTTATTAGTACAAGGTAATGTTAAACAAACGGATCAAATTGAATCTCAGACTTATGTAAGAAAGGTATTAAATACCACTTCTCAGTTTAGTAAAAATAAGTATTTAAACACTATAGTTCCAGAATGGACTTTATATACTAATTATCTTACAGATACTCAAGCATCAAAGATGCACCATCTATTAGAATCTACTATGGTATATTTACATAACCTGGAAGATAATAAGATTATTCCTGTAATAATTACTAATAATAGTTGTGAGTATAAGACGTATAGTAATCAGGGTAAAAATATGTTTTATTATACTATAGAAGTGCAAAGTTCTCAAGATAAATATAGAAAATAAAATGAGAAAGAATATTAAATTATTTATTGCAAATAAAGAGGTTGACTGTAGTGAGGGAATTAGTCTTCCTATAACTTATACAGTTGAGGATTTCCAAAACCCCACTATAGTCAAGAACTCGTTTAGTAAGACGATTTCTATACCTGGTACCAAAAATAATAATAAGATATTTGGAGAAATCTATAAATTAGATAGATTACAACATATTGAAGACGGTCAGTTTAGCGGTATTAATTTCAATCCTTCAAAACGAGTTGATTTTGGAATCTATGATAATGGAGATTTAATAGAATCTGGTTATATGCAATTAAATACCATACAAATTAAACAGAAGGTCATTACATATAACATTACTTTATATGGAGGCTTAGGAGATTTCTTCTATGGGCTTAAATATAAAGAAGATGGATCATTAAGAACTCTTGCTGATTTACAATACTTTATTACAGATGAGGAAGGTAATGTTTTACCTGCTGATACTGAAATGGATTTTTATATTAATAAAGATTTTGTAAATAAATCATTTAATAATTATTGGAATAGCGACTTTACTACATTAGATAGCTTTGTTGGATTTATTCCTGCATATAATGGTTTATATGAGAATTTTGACAATGAAACTTGTTTAATAAATACAGCAGGAGACACTCTATTTCCCAAATCTGCAAGTGATGGAGGAACAACATATACTCCATATAATGGTTATGCTTTAGCACAATTAAATAGAGCTTATACAGAATGGGAAATAAGAGACTTACGCAGTTATATGCAAAGACCAGTGTTAAAACTTTCTAAGCTTATAGAAACTATTTGTAGAAAAGAGAATTCTGGATATGATGTAATATTTGATGATTACTTCTTTAATTATGCAAATCCTTATTGGAGTAAATCATTTGTAGCTCTTCCCTTGCTTGGAAGTAGTGAAGATGAAGAATCAGATTCTATTAAAGAGAACGCAAAGCTTATTAAATATGGAGCAGATAACTGGTGGGTAGGATTAAAACCTGGAGGAACAACAACTTCATATAATTGAGGATATACTTCTGTTGATGGCAGCGAGGTAATAGTTCCTGGAGAAGGAAATATTATTGATTTATCTGCAACACCTGCTAATACTTTAGTAAATATCTCAATGGATTTTCAGGTGTTCTTCAATGCTAATGCTAGTTCCTCTGCAAATAATCTTTATTTATCCTATGTACGCAATGGAAAAATGGGAAATACTGAGTATCATAATGATCCGTATAGAACATCTTTAACTGTTCAGATACTTGTATATAATGCCGATGATGAATCTGTTCCATCTAAACCTATAGCATATTCTCCATTGTATAATTTTACAAATAAGATTAATACTCAAGTTCAAGCTGGACCATCTACTTGGTTTAATTATTATCCTCTTACTGATGCTCCTGTTGAGGCTATTTATGGTCATTTTGTTAAAGATAGTGGACAGAGGTATTATTTTAAAAGCGATACTGGAAGTAATACCTTTAGATTTGTAGTTAAAGATATGCCAAAAGTAAATAAGATAAAGGTGTCAATTCAATTTGCCAGAAGAACAGAAAGCTTATATAATCAAGATGCTTTATGGACTTCAGATAATATGAATCCAAATAATGTTACTGCATCAAGAGTAGCAGGATGGTCTGAATTTTTATATGATTCAGATCAATATACATTAATTGCAAGTTGGCCATCGGCTGTAACATCTGATGCTCTTATTACTAAGCAGAAGCTTTTAAAGACAGAATCTACACCTGCGGATTATTTACTTAGCTATGCTAAAATGTTTGGATTATATTTTATTAAAGATATAGATTCCAAAACTATTAGAATATTTACTAGAAACAACTTCTTTAAAAATAAGATAACAGATTGGTCTAAACGAATTGATTATTCAAAAGATTTTTCAGTTAATCCATTATTATTTGATAAGAAGTGATATACTATGAAGCAGGAAGCTCCTGAGACATATTATGCAAAGAAATATAATAAACAGTATGATATAACTTATGGACAACAGAGATTAGATACAGGATATCACTTTAATAGTGATAATACAGATTTATACTCAGATAACTTATATGAAAATGTAATATCTGCAAGAGATGTAGATAAGTATTATAGAAACTATTTTAATAGTTCAAGTTCACCTGTTCCTTGCTTCTTAAATGATAATATTACTTATCAATTATTCCATTCTACATCTACTGAAAGAAAAACAAACGATCAGGATCTTTATGGAGTAAATTTCATTGATTCATCTAAGACTACAGAGTGGTGGGATGTTCCTGGTAATGATATATTTGCAAAGACTTGTTTCTATTCATTAGATAATGATGAGCAAAGTTTAGAAGAAATTAAATCGACATTACTGTTCTATAATGGCAATGTAGAGATGAAAGATATTGATGGAAATCCTATTACATATTGGATTACCGACGATGTTACAGAAATGTCTGTATTAAATGATTCTGAACCTTGCTATTTATATACTACTAGAGAAACTAATGAAGCTGGTGCTAAGATTGCAATTAAAAGAACCTCTTTACCACAATTCATAAGATATAATATATCAAGTAATTATGTAATATCTAGTTGGGATTTTGGATTACCAAGAGAAATTTATATAGATAAAATTGCATATCCAGAACAAAGTGTTATTTATTCTCAATTCTGGAAAGAGTTCTATACTGATCAATTTGATGTTAATACTAAGAAAGTTACTTGTTTTGTAAAATTAAATGATTTACAAGTAAATTTTGATATGTTAAGACAGTTTTACTATTTTGAAGATAGTTATTGGGTATTAAATAAAATAGATGCTTATGATGTTAATTCTGATTCAACTACCAGATGTGAATTTATAAGAGTTCAAGACATCAATAATTATATAGGAGGAGTATCTACTTTAGGTAAATACATAGAAGTAAGTGACCCAGAAGTTACTGTAGGGTATGAAGCTGGAAGTAAAATTGTAACTATAGAATCTAATGTTCCTTGGAAAGTTAGTTGGTATAATAATTTGAAGATTACAAATATTTCACCAATAGAAGGATTACCTGGAATTAGTACTATGACTATTGAATATAATGAAAATCCTAAATATATTGAAGATAACTTCTATTTAAGTTTAGTAGCTCAATCTGATATTTATGAAAGATTAGGACAAGTATATTTTTATCAAACTCCTGATCCATCTAAATCAGTAAAGCTTTCTGGAAAAGTAACAGATGCAGATGGTAAAGTATTAGATGTACAACCTTATATCTATGTAGATAATGACAACTTTGTAGATAGTACATATTGTGATGCAACAACTGGAGAGTACTATTTATATGTTCAAAAAGGAGTTCCATTCCATTTTGAAGTACAATTATCAAGTGTTGTTAAATATGAGGAAGAACTTACTTTAAATGCAGATACTATTAAAAATATTACTATTTAAATATGGCTGAAGAAATTAAAAAGGTAATAGATATAGATACTACTAAAAGTACAAAGTCAATCAAGCAGCTACGAGAACAAGTAGCTGGCTTGACTGACGAACTTGAATCATTGGAAATTGGTAGTTCTGACTATTCCAAAAAACTTGAAGAGCTTGTAAGTGCACAAAACAAGCTTAATGTAGCTACTGAATCTATGCAAGGTAAGACTGTAAATGCAGTTAAAGCTTTTGATAGTATTAACCAAGTAGCTGGCGGTCTTGCAGGTGGAGTTTCGGCTGTAAGTGCTGCATTTACTTTATTTGGAAGAGATACAGAGAATCTCCAGAAAACTATGGTTAAGCTTCAAGCAGCTATTGCTATAGTTCAAGGAATTGGAGGATTAAAGGGTTTAGGTGAAGGTATTCTTAATGGAGTAAAATCATTTAAGGCTTTATCTGTTGCGATGGCTGGTGCTACGACTACTACTGGAGGTTTATCTGTTGCGATGGGTGCGCTACGAACTGCTATTATATCAACAGGTATTGGAGCATTAGTAGTAGCATTAGGAATGTTAGTAGACTTTGCAATCAAAGCAGCATCTGGAATTGATGATTTAAAGATTAGTATTTCAGGGTTAAAAGACATAACAGACCAATGAGGAACTAGCTATGCACAAGCTAATACAGAAATTGCTTGATTAGAAATACAGAGAGAAAGAGATTTAGCTGAAGGTAAAAAGAATGAAATACAAATCTGAAAGGATTATGCTCAAGAATTAGGTAAATTAAATGCTAAAATATCCCAGGAATTTGGAAGTGTAACTAAAGCTTATAATGATTCATTTACAGATATACTTAAGAGTAATAAATACTTCAGAAAAGAGTTTAAGAAATCTGGATATGACACTTGGGAAGATTATTCTAAGTCGATTCAATGAGGATTAAAAACTAGTTCTAATGAAGTTGATTTCTTTTTAAGTAAGTTAAATGATGATCAAAGAGCTGCTTACGACGAAGCTTCTGGTATCTACAATGCATATATAGAGAAGAGAAATAGTTTAATGCAGAAAACTTCAGAAACTTATGAAAAGGTTAAATTGATGGAAATATCTGCAGAGCGTAAAGCCAGAGAAGAGGCTAAGGCTAACTATCTAAAGAATATTGAAGATGCAAAGAAACGTAACGCTGATTTACTGAAGGTTATCAATGATTTCTATGAAGAGAATAGAAAACTGCTATTAGATGATGAAGCTAGAGAGTTAGATGAATTAAATACCAAATATCAAAATCAATTAGATGCTCTTAAAACAGCTAAAGATAAAGAGCTTATAACAGTTGAGGAATATAGAAAGAGATTAAAGCAAATAAATGATGCTTATGATAAAGAGTATCTAGACAATCAGAACGAGCGGTATCGTAAAGAAATTAATAATAGAATTAATTCTTTAGAACAACTTAGAGAACGAGAGAATAGATTTTTTGATCAAAGGCAATCTGAGTTAGATACTAAATATAATAAGACATATACACATAATGCAGGTCTTGGAAACGAATACAAGACTGCGGGAGATATAAAGAGTGAAAAGAACGATAGAATAACACAATCTAATGAGCTACTTGAAATACAGTTAGGATTCTACGAAAGAGATAATAAAAGAATTGGAGAATTACAAACCACTTTAAAAGAATCGTTTGATAATGGCTTAATAACTCAAGAAGAGTATAATAATGAGTATGCAAGATTAAATGCAGAAAGAGAAGCAAATGATACTGCTGCTGCAAATGCTATTGTAGCTAATGGAGAAAAAATAAAGGCTGCTAAAAAAGATGAAATTAAAGACATTGTAGCTGCTGTTCAAGGAAGTTTTGCTGCATTAGGAAGTTTAGGTGATGCTGTAGCTCAAAACTATAAATTTGAGGCAAATAATTCCAAGAAGTCATTAAAGGAGAGAGAAAAAGCTATGGAAAATTATAAGTCTATAGCTAAAATATCTACCGTATTTAATACCGCTTCTGCAGCAATGAATGCTTATAACTCTATGGCAGGAATTCCAGTAGTAGGTCCTGTATTAGGTGGTATTGCTGCTGCTGCAGCTATTGCTATGGGATTACTTCAAATTAAAAATATTGAAAATGAAGAAATATCTGGTAGTGATGTATCATCTTCAGTATCCGCTCCATCTGCACTTACACAAGCTCCTGTAGAATATACTCGAAACTTACTTGGCAATAAAGAGACTGATGAATTGAATCAACCAGTTAAATGTTATGTAGTTGAGAGTGATATTACTACTGCTCAAACTAAAGTTGCAGTTACAGAATCAAATGCAAGTTTCTAAAGTGAGTAAAATTTATGACACACTACTATGTAAGTTGCTGATTATCAGTGCTTATATAGTAGTGCTATGTCAAAATTTATTTATCTTAGATACAAATTTGAGTAAAAAACTTGACATTTGATAGTATATAAATATATAAAAATAAAAGATTGTAACAATATTACATTTTTAAAATAGCTTATATATTAATAAAAAATGGAAAAAATGTATAATGATCTTCCATTATATCAAGCAATTATTGCCGATGATTGTGATGGAATAGAGTTCGTAGCATTGACCAGTAAACCTGCAACCCAAGTTAATTGGCTTGCTTTTGGGGAATCTCAGAAGTTCTCGATGGATGAAGAAAAACATATAGTTACTTCTTGTTTAATGGTATGTGATATACCTATATTTAGACGGGATAGTAAAAACGGAGAATATTATATTCAATATGATAAAGAAACTCTCCGTTTAATGGCTGAAAAAATGATGTATGATAAGAGAACTACTGATGTAAATATTGAACATTTGGAAGATTCAGTAATTCCTGGAATAATTCTTCAAGAACTATATATTAAAGATATAGATAGAGGAATTAATCCAGTTGAATTTGCTGATTGTCCAGATGGTTCATTATTTGCTACTTATAAAGTAAATAATCCTGTTATATGGGATGCAATTAAAGCTGGCAAGTTTAAAGGGTTCTCTATTGAGGGATTGTTTACTTTAGAAAGACAATCTGATGAATATGAGGAACTTAAAGAGATTCAAAAAATGTTGAGAAAAATAAAAAGAGTTAAACATTAATTAATTATGAGTAAATTCACAAAAATTAAACTTGAGTTAGCTAAGATGCTTGCAAAGTTCAGTGATGTTAAAACTGACAAGGCTGTGCTTACTTGGGATTCAGATGAGGATCTGAGAGAAGGTATGGATGTTTATGTAGCTGATGAAAATGGCGAATATGCACCTGCTGCTGATGGTGAGTATGTTACCGAAGATGGCAAAACGATTGTTGTTAAAGACGGTAAAGTAGAGTCCATTACTGATCCTAAAGCTGAGGTTGATCCTGAAGAGGGTATGAGAACTGTTGAGGTTGATGCTGCTTGTGGAACTAAGAAAGTAAAAGCTGAGGAAGTTACTGATCCTGCTGTTGAAACAGACGGTGTTAAAGAAACTGATGCAATCGACGCTATTCATCGCGAAATTAATGAGCTTTACGATATTGTAGATAAGCTTGTTAAGAAAGTAGCAGAACTTGAAGGAAAATCAGAAGCTACTGAAAAGACTGTAGAAAAAATGAGTAAGATGAGTGCTGCTTTTTCAGCAGAGGAAACACTTGAAAATAAAACAACTGCTCCTATAAGTGGGATAGCAGAAATAGATAGAAAGCTTAAAAACTTTATTGGTTAATTTATAAAATTTTAAATAATTATGGCAAATAGTCCTGTAATGACAACTCTTCCTGCTTATGTGGAGCAAAGACGTCTCCCTCTTATTAAGGAAGCGGTTTTAAAAGCTAAGAGTGCAAGTTTATTTAATCTTCAGACAGATATTAAAACTGATGCTGCTCTTAACCTGTTATCTACCGATGTTCAGTTCGGTGATGGTCTTACTTGTGGTTGGGATGAGTCTGGAACTCAGACTCTTTCTCAGAGAATTCTTAAGACTGGTAATATTAAGATTAATATGGCATATTGCGATAAGGCTATGCTGAAATACTGGACTCAGTATGCAGTTAAGGTAGCCGCTGGTCAGAAGACTCTTCCTTTTGAAGAGGATTTCGTAAATGCTGTTGTAGAGAACGTAAAAGAGGCTATTGAGGTAGCTATCTGGCAGGGTGATACGGCTTCAGAAACTAATAACTTGAAGTATTTTGATGGTCTGCTTAAGATTCTTGCTGATGATGCTGGTACTGTAGATGTAACAATTGCTGGAACATCTGCCTATACTGACATTATGGCAGTTTATAATGCAATTCCTGAGAAGGTTCTTGATGGTGCTTCGATTCTTGTTGGTGCCGATATGTTCCGTAAGTTCGTAAATGAACTTGTTGAGAAGAACTATTTCCACTATAGCGGAGAGAGCCTTGATGGTGAGATTTATCTTCCTGGTTCACAGGTTAAGGTTATTGCTGTTAATGGTCTTAATGGAACTGATAAGATTGTTGCTGGTCAGTTAGACAAGAATTTCTTCTATGGTGTAGATATGATGAACGATGAAGAGAAATTCGAATTGTGGTATTCACAGGATTTCCGCGAGTTCAGATTAGCTATTGAATTTAACGCTGGTGTACAAGTTGCTTTCCCTGACGAAGTAGTATTAGGCGCCAAGGCTTAATTTCAATAGATTTTATTAACTTATAAATGATATTGAAATTATGGCTTGTTTAATAACTATCGCAGGAATCACACTTGATTGCCAACCTTCATTGGGTGGAATCAAACAGGTATGGATTACCCAGTATGCAGATGTTAAGAGTGTAACGGTTGATCCTGAGAGCAATATGATTTCAGCTATTACTCTTGAGTCTTCAGCTAAATGGTATAACTACCAATTTAGAAAGGCTACTGGTTCTCTAACCTCAACTTTAAATGTAGATGAAAGTGCTGGTGTTAATTATGTAAGTAATGAGCTTGCTCTTGTATTTACAAAGATGGAAACCGCAAAACGAGTAGAGATTGCAGCTTTATCAATTGGTCAGCTTGCAGTTGTTGTTGAAGATAGCAATGGTAAGTATTGGTTCTTAGGTAAAGATGATTATGTAAGCGCTTCCGCTGGTACGGGTGTTACTGGTACTGCTAAAGGTGATCAGAATGCTTATACTCTGACACTTTCAACAGATTCAGATTCTTATCCTTATGAGTTATCTGCAGAAGCTATCCAAAGCGTTGTAGGTGCTTAATAACAGAAAGAGGGGCGAGTATTAATTTACTTGCCCCTTATTTTGTTTATATACCACATAATGAATAATTTATATTTTATAGAAAAATAATATGGCAAACGAAACTGAAAAGACAATTCTTCCCTATCTTAATGTCCTTGAAGTCGAAACAATAGATAAGTCAAATGTGACTAAGGTTATTGTTATTGACAAGGATGATGAAGTTAAGGTTATGGATGGTTCTCAGTTAGGATCAAGTAACTATCAAGATCTTCAATTTAAGCCTGAAATCAATGGGGTTGAATTAAATGGAAATATTCCTTCTAAAGAATTAGGAATTCCTTCTATTGAAGATGTTGATAATCAGATTACTGAGAAACTAGCTGACTATCCAACTAAAGAAGAGGTAACTACAAAGATTACTGAAGCCACTGCTGGAAAGCAAAATACACTCGTTCAAGGTGACGGTATAGTAATTGAAGAGAATACTATTTCTGCAGATTATAATACTATTCGTAACAAACCATCTTTAAATGGAACTGAATTATCTGGAGCAGCTTCAATCGTACCTGCCATTAATATTCAATCAGTCCCATCTAAAGTTACTTTAGCTCCTGTATTTGGTAATCAAACTGGAGAAGCAGTTGAACTTCCAATATATAATACAGAGACTAACCAAGCTGGTATTGTTAATGGCCCTCTATACGCACAATTAGCAGATAAATATACCAAAGCTGAAATTGATGCTTTAAATACAGCTATTAATAAAGAGATAGCTTCAAAACAGGGAACGCTTACAGCAGGAAAGAATATATCTATTATAGATAATGTAATCTCTGCTTTTGAGAATCATTTCTTACTTAATTTAGATGAGAATGATCCTGTAAGACAGAAACATATCTATGACTTTATTAGAACTAATCTGGACTTCTATTTATTCTGCCAGATTACATATAAAGGTGATATTATAGTTATTCCTGTTGCAACTATTGAACATCCTGAAACTATTGATTTATATGGCTATTATTTCCAAGATAATGGTGTATTAGTAGTTATTAATGCAATCTTAGTAAATAATGGTAATATGACTGTTAAAGTTACTGAGATTGATCTTATTAATAAAGGATATACTAAAGAAGAAGTAGATGCCAAACTTGAGGAAAAACAAGGAGTATTTGCTCCTCAAGCTCCATTAGCTTTTAATGAAGATAAGACTCAATTATCTGTAGATTTATCTACTTATGCAACTAATGATAAGGTTAATACATTAGAAACTTCTTTAGAAGGAAAAATAGATCTAAAACAAGATAAAGGAGATTATGCTTTAAAGAGTGATATTCCAACTAAAGTTAGTGAGCTTACTAATGATTCTAACTTTGTAACTGAAGCAGAGGTTTCTGGAGATTTAGCAGGTAAAGCAGATAAGACTTATGTTGATGAGCAGCTTGCTACTAAACAGCCTGTAGGAGATTATGCAACAAAAACAGAACTTGCTGGTAAAGCTGATTCTTCTGTAGTAGAATCTTTATCTACTCAAGTAGCAACTAATACTTCAGACATATCAATTATTAAAACAAAGCAAGAAGAAGATGGAAACAAGATTGATGCTCTTGATAAAGAGATGGCTACTAAGCAAGACTTACTTGTAAGTGGAACTAATATCAAAACAATCAATAGTCAGTCTTTACTTGGAGAAGGCAATATAGAAATTGAAAGTGGCTATAATATTCCATTTCTATTTATAAATTCCACTGCTCATCTTTCTGGAGATTTTGCTGCGGTTAAGAATGCTATAGCTAATAAAACACCATTTGAGCTTTATTATGTAAATATTCTAGGTTATGGTGATATAGCAGCTCCAGAAGTATGTTTTGTTTCAGGAGAAAATATTCAAGCTACTTTCCATTTTGAAAGTACTACAGCTAATCATACTGTAGTTCAAACTACTATTACTCCAACTGGAGTATCAGCAGATACTAGTTATCATAGTTATCAGGAGCAATTAGTCTCTGGGACTAATATAAAGACTATTAATGGTGAAAGTATTTTAGGAGAAGGTAATCTTGAAATATCTGGTAGTGGAGGGACTACCGATTATACTCAGTTAACAAATAAACCTCAGATTAATTCTGTTGAGTTATCTGGCAATAAGAGTTTATCAGATTTAGGTATTCAGCCTGCTGGAAACTATATTGAAGCTGGAACTGGAACCCAACCTCAAATAAATACTATTACTGTTCTTACTCAATCAGAGTATGATGATTTAGCAGATAAAGATCCTAATACACAATATTTAATTGTAGAATAATATGAATATTAGAGATGATTTAAAGACATTTTATGTAGGTGACAGACAAGGTACTGCTATTTATATTGGCAGTACCAAAGTCTGGCCTATCAATCCTTGTAATCCACAAATAGTTACAGTTGCTAATCCAGTTCCTCAAGGCACTACAATAGTTGATCCTTGTAGTTATGTATTTAGCAGTTATGATGGAACTATAAATGGTATACAAAGGGATTGAATGGGTAGAGGATCTGGCCTTACTTCTACAGTAATTAGTTTTACTGCTGATTTAAGTGAATTAGCCCTTAATATAGATGGTGTACCTCTTTGTATTATTTTAGGTTCTGCTCAAACATATGCAGATGTAAAGTTAAATAGTGGAGATTTAAGTAGAAAAGGAGGGTTTTTTGAAACATCTCATTTTGATCTAAATAACCAGGAGATTACTAATCTTAATGAAGCATATGGAATATGGTCTAGTGAATCTCAATTTTGGGGTCAAACAATACATAGTGCTACTTTATCTAATGTTAAAATACCTACAACTACTAAAGAAGTAAGTGCAAATTATTTATTTATAGGAGTAAAAATAGATAATAATGATTTCTCTGTAATGAATAATTTTCAAAATCTTGTATTAGTAGATCCAAAATGGGCATTTGCAGAAACAGATGATGGAGCTACTAATATAGATAATATAACGATTAATATTCCATTTAAAGGAGATTGTAATCATATGTTTCATAGAGCATTATATCTAACAACTATTCCAAGTAATTTTACCTTTACTGGAATTACAGATATAAGCTATATGTTTAGTACTTGTAGAAGATTAACAGCTACACCAGAAATAGATTGCCATCTTGTTACAGATTGTACTAGTTTTGCTGCAAATTGTCCAGAATTAGTAACTGTAGGAGCTTTAAATGGATTAGGAGAGAGTTTAACTAAAGGAGGAATTCTTTATTTTGCACAATCTCCAAATTTATCTACAGATTCATTACAAAATATAGCAGAATCTATTGGCACAGCAGTAGCCTCTTATACAAGTATATCATTCAAATCTACTGCATATGATAAATTAACAAGTGAACAGAAATCATTAATAGCTTCAAAGAATTGAAGTATAAATCGAATTGCATAATTATGAAAATTGAAATTAAAGAAAAATACAAAGTAGTTAGTCCAGAAGAAGGTTATGTACTTACTAACTATAAAGAAGGAATGGATATTAAATTATACAGTTCATTTACTGAATGTATCTGTCCTTTAAGTTGCGATTTAGAGCATCTATCAGAAGTCTCTTTAGATAAGGATGCTGAATATAAAGAATTAGCTATTAAAGCTTCTAAAGAGTATGAGGAATCAATAAAAGTTAGATAATTATGATTATACTTAAGAATACTAAAAATACACAAACTTTTTATGTAAGTAAGAAATGTGGTATTGAATCTGGACAACTTCCTGTTGGTTCTTATACTAAGATTGAAGCAGATGAAAGATTCCAACCTAAAGGTAATTACATTTCTGAAGAGAAAGCAGAAGAGTTAATTAATACTAAAGTAACAGAAAGTATTGAAGAGCAAGTTCCCCCTTTAGTAGATCAATCTATAGATGCTAAACTTGTTCCAATTAATACTGAGATTACTAATCTTAAAGGGGAAGTTGAGGAGTTAGAAACTTCTAAGATGGAAGTATTCCAAGCTAATCAACCTCTATCTTTACATAGAAATGGAGAAGGTTTGCAACTATCTGTAGATTTAAGTAATTATGCAACTAAAGCAGAAATTCCTGATACTAGTGATTTTGCTACTAAAGAAGAGCTTACAGCTGTAGAGAATAAGATTCCTGATGTATCTGGATTAGCTACTAAAGATGAAGTTGCACTTAAAGCAGATAAAAGTGAATTATCAAACTATGTAACTACAGATGCATATAATACAAAGATGACAGAGTTAGATGGAGAAATCTCAGCAATTCAAGCTCAGATTGGTAATATTTCAACTACTCTTGATACAATTAATGGTGAAATTCCAAATGAATAGAGTATTAACAAATTATCCTAACTATAGTGTATCTTCTACAGGAGATGTATATAGTAACCCATTGACTTTTAAAGATTCTATTGGAAGAACCAGAAAACAAATACATAAAAAGCTAAAACAGCATATAGATAAATATGGCTATAATTATGTAATTCTAGTATCTGGCTTAGATAAACCTAAAGCTATTAAAGTTCACAGACTAGTAGCAGAAGCATTTATTCCAAATCCTGACAATCTACCATATGTTAACCATATAAATGAAAATAAGACAGATAATAGGGTAGAAAATTTAGAATGATGTGATGCAAAGTATAATAATACATATGGAACTAGAATAAATAGATGTATTGATAAAATTAGTAAACCTGTAGGGCTATTTATTAATGATTTACTAGTTAAAACATATAAAAATGCAATTGAAACATCAATAGATGGGTATACTCATAGTAGAGTTATAGATTGTCTTAAAGGAAGAACAGACACTTATAAAGGGGTAAAATTTAAATATATCTAATATGGCAAATACAATTTCTGATAAATTAACGTATCTTGAAGGTACTAAGAGTGCCATTAAAGATGCTATTGTAGCTAAAGGTGTTGCTGTATCAGATTCCGATACCTTTAGAAGCTATGCAGATAAGATAGGACAGATTTCTGGAGGTGGTGGAGGAAAGATTAATTTAAATGATTATGGATTAACATTTGCATATTCTAGTATGACACAAGAGCAATATAATAATATAGAATATTCTCTTCCAGATAATATAAATCATTGATTTTATGGGACTAATTTCATATCTACAATAGATATATCAAGTCATATTGATCTGTCTAAAGTATATGACGCATCATATGCCTTTCAAAACACATATAATATATATATTGATAATATAAGAACTAATGTTGGGGGTAGTGACGTATTTTATGGATTTCAAGGCACACTAAATAATTTAGAATTAATTAATATATCCTCTAGTTGAACTTATGCAACAAGAACATTCTTTAATGCTTCTAATTTACCAACTACTTTAAAAGTGATAAATGAAGTTGATACTGGTGTATCATCTTTACAATATTTCTTTTATTCTGTTAGCAGTAATGTTCCTGAAATTGAAGTTATTAATGGACAACTGTCTTTATATAATTACTTTGGTTCATATAATGAGGGTGTTACAACAGTAGGAAAAATTAAATTAAATAATTGCACATTAACAGCAGATCTACATAGAACTTCAATATGTGCAGCTTCTAATACTATTGTTACTTATTTTGGGGGTGTTGAAGGAGCCGATAAAAATATGAATTTAGCAAATTTTAGAGCACTAAATAGTCAATCAGTAACTGATATTATTACAAATGTTAGTGATTTAACTGGAAAGGATACTAAAACTTTAACTTTTTATACTAACGTTTATAATGCACTTACTGAGGAACAGAAATCATTAGCTGCATCTAAAAACTGAACTTTAGCAAGTTCAGACTAATTGTCAGTTTTTATTTTTTCTTAGTACTTTGAGTGAGTAAAAAACTTGACATTAAAGGAGGCTTAGGTCTCCTTTAATTATTTTAATACATTAGTAAATTAGTTTATATTTTAAGAAAAAGATATGTAAAACTAATGTAAAATTATGTAAAATATGAACTACAGTTTAATTCTTCAAAATACAACTACTAAAGAAGTTTATACATTTGATCTTGAAAATCAGAATTATTCTGAGAATATCTACTATAAGTTTGATATTACACTTCAAGAAGGAATGAGAGACGGTGAATATCAATATATTTTATTTACTAATCCAAATAAATTTCAAGTTATAGTTGATGTAAACAATCCATTTAGATCAGAGTTATATGGCAATCCAGTTATTCTGGTTACATATAATAATACTCTTACTAATGGTACTCAGATATTAGTTGCTGGTAAACCAATACCTATATTGGGAACAGGATTAATAAGAATTGGAGATTATGAGAATAATAATTATCAATACGACAAACCTAATACATACGTAAGTTATGAGCGAAAATAAAACAAAAGTTCAGTTAAGTGCTATTGATCCGTTTATTGCAAGTAATATCGTATTACCTACAGAAACTAAAGTGAGAGGAAAAGATTATGTAATGTGAGGAGAAGATAATAAATATCCATTATATCTATGGGATTTATATTTAAATGTTGCCACTCTCCAATCCATTATTAATGGTTCTGCTGACTTTATTGTTGGTAACGATGTTAAATGTAATGCTCCAGGATTTGAGGTAGTTGTAAACAAGAAAGGTGAAACAATAGTTGATATAATGAGAAAAATCACTATTGATAAGATGATATTCGGAGGTTATGCTATCCAAGTAATTAGAGATATGCTTGGAAGAGTTGCAGAGATCTATCATATTGATTTTATGAATGTAAGGTCAAGCGAAAAGAATGATATATTATATTATGCAACTGATTGGACAGCTTGGTCTGTAAAAGCTATAAAATATCCAAAATTTGGAGCTGGGGATGAAAATCCAGCTAGTATATTTTATAATAAAGGTTATATAACAAGAGGAGTATATCCTATTCCTGTTTATGGAGCTGCTATTTTATCTTGCGAAACTGAGAAAAATATTAATGAATTCCATTTAAATAACATCAATAATGGATTTATGGGTAATCTTATTATTAACTTTAATAATGGGGAACCTACAGATGAAATTAGAGAGGAGATTGAGAGGAATATTAATGAGAAGTTCTCTGGTTATCAGAATGCTGGCAGAATATTGATTTCATATAATGCAGATGAGGCAAATAAGACTACTATTGAAAGATTAGATTCTGATGATTTTGATGAGAAATATCAATCATTATCTGAGAGAACCAGAGATCAAATATTCTGTGCCTTCAGAGCTAATCCTTCGTTGTTCGGTTTAAACTATAGCTCAGGATTTAATGAAAATGAGTTTAATGAAGCATTTAAGCTATATAATCGTACTTTTGTACGCCCAATACAATCAGAAATTTGTGACTCATTTGATAAAATCTTCGGCATTAAGAATAGTATTACTATTGAACCATTTAGTTTAACTCCAAAAGGAATGTCAGACAATGCAGAAAATGTTGAATAATTATACAGTGTACTGCCATAAGAATATAGCTGATAATAAATTATATTTTGGAATAACATCACTTACTTTAAATAATAGATGGGGAACTAAAGGTCAAGGTTACAAGAATAATCTTTATTTTAGCAGAGCAATTAAAAAATATGGTTGAGATAATTTTGAGCATATTATAATTAGAGATAATCTTCCAGAAGCTTGTGCTAAGACTTTAGAAAAGATTCTGATTTATAAGTATAATACTAGAAATCCAAAATATGGGTATAATTTAACTGATGGAGGAGACGGTACTTGTGGATATTCTTTTTCACAAGATTATAAAGATAGTCTTAGAATTATAAGATCAGGAGAAAATAACTCATTTTATGGTAAACAGCATTCAGATGAAAGCAAGCGTAAAATGAGGGAGGCAAGATTAGGCAAAACTCCTTGAAATAAAGGTATGAAACTCTCAGATAAAGAAAAACAACTAATTTCAGAACGTCAGTGCAAAAAAGTATATAAGTATGATTTAGATGGTAATTTTATTTGTGAGTATAAATCAGCTAAGGAAGCTGGAGAGAAGAATAATGTAGATTCTTCTAGTATATCTAGATCTTGTAGAAAAAATAAACCCTGCAAAAATTATAAATATTATTATGGAATATAGAAATGTACTATTAATATCTGAAGATTATATAAAATCAGAATCTAATCTAGACAATAATGTTTCTGGTAAATATCTTCAGTCAGCAATTAAACTTGCACAAGATATTGAGCTTCAGTCATTAATTGGAACTAAGCTCTTAGAAAAGATTCAGAAATTAGTAATTGATTGGAAAGATCCAAATAAACCAGTTCATCCAATAGAACCTCCTATTTATGATCCTACTTCAATAGATGACCCAGAAAATCATAGATATAAAGAATTGCTAGATTACTATATTCAGCCTTATTTACTTTATCAAGTATTAAGTGAGATTACTATACCCATCTCATTTAAGCTGAGTAATTTTGGGGTTATGAGGACTGATGATGAGAAAGATTTAACTTCTGATATTAGCCAAGTTAATCTTATTAAGAAATATTATAGAGATAAAGCAGATTTCTTTAAAACGAGATTACAAAATTGGGTAATTACATATTATAATGATTTTCCTGAATTGTATTCTTATAAACCTCTTAAAGATATGTATCCAAATATGTATTCAAGTTCATCTTGTACTATTTGGTTAGGTGGAGCTAGAGGTAAAGGTTGGAGATATAATTCTTGTGAAGGTCCTCTGCAAAGAGCTTATGATTTCCCTTCAAGTGATAACAATAAAAAGAGTAAGTAAAATGACGTATTTTGAATTAATAAACAATTTAAAAGCTTGTGCTCTTGAAGAACCCAATATTAATTTTGTAGGAAGTAAGGATATATATGAACTTAATAGTATCCCAACTATTGAATATAATGTATTTTATATAACTCCAAATACATTTAATATGGATGAGGATACTATTACTTACTCTTTAAATCTCTATTTTATAGCAAGATGGGATGAAACTGATAATAATCAGCTTGAAGAGCAATCAGCTGGAATATTAGCATTAACTAATATAATTAACCGATTTAATAACCAATATCCAGAAGTTGATATTTCTTATCCTTTAATTTTTACTCCATTTTATCAGAAGTTCAAAGATATTTGCACTGGAGTATTTGTTAGAGTTGATTTAGCTGTAGACAATACTCTTGGTACTTGTTCTGATAATATGTAATGGAAAATAAATTAAACTGGTTTGGAAAGGTATTAGAATGAGTAGATAAATATGGACTGTGGAAAATAATTAAAGGTGGATTTGGATTTATATTTATTTCTTATGTAATAATTATAAGTACTAATCCAGGAATAATATATGATAAAGTTGTAAGTTATATAGAAACAGTTCATAATACTAATCAAGTAATACGACAAGAAGCGGATCTTAAGGTTAGATATATCCTTAAAGACCTTTTAAATGATACGAATGCAGATAGAGCTTGAGTTATTGAGTATCATAATGGCACTTCAGGATTAGGAGGATTACCATTCACTTATGGAATTATGAATAGTGAAGAAACAGAACCTGGAGTTGCTCCAGTTTCAAGTCACTATAAAGACTTCCTATTATCTGATTATTTATTTATATTGGAAACATCTAAAAAAGGAGGATGATTTGGAGATGTTGAAGATATAAAGGAATTAGATAGAAGAATGTATTATGCATTTAAATCTAATGATGTTAATAAGATTGCAATATTCTATTTAAAATCAGAAGATAGAGATATTGGAATTTTAGGCTTATCTTATTGTGATAATGAGATGCCAGTTGATACTTGAGTAAAACTAAGAGATGCAGGAATTAAAGTAAGTATAATTTTAAATAAATAAGTTATGAAATATTGGATGAAATATTTAATAGCAATAGTAATTATAATCTTAGTCTTTTTAATGGTAAAAGTAATTCCATTTTGGATTATATTAGTACTCATAGCACTTGGTGCAGGATGTCATTTATTTTACCGTTATACTATGCTTAAAGATATTATTAAATAATGAAATATTTTACTATTAGTGAATTAACAAGATCTGATACAGCTTCTATTAAGAAGATAGATAATACTCCAAATAAAGAGATTACTGAACACCTTATAGAGTTAGTCGAGAAACTTTTAGACCCATTAAGAAGTGCTTGGGCAGAGTATTGTGATGTTAATCGGTTGGGGAATCCAGCAATAAGTGTGAATTCAGGTTATAGATGTAATGAGCTTAATAAAGCTGTAGGAGGATCTTTGACATCTGCCCATCTAACAGGATATGCAGCAGATATAATTCCAAGTAACGGCCAAATGAAAGAATTTCAGGTTTGGATTACTGAAGCTATTGAAAAGTATGATTTTGATCAACTTATTTATGAGAAACCTAGAAATGGAATAGCTAGTTGAATTCATTTAGGACTGAAGAATAAAGAGGGTTTGCAGAGAAGACAGAAATTTACAATTATATAATTATGGACTCCAAATCAAGTAAACTGCTTCATAAGACAAAGAAGAAAGTAAGAAGTGAAGAATATTTAAAGTACCAAAGATATATAAGATCAAAGGATTTTAAGGCCATTAGAGAGCAAATATTATTGCGGGATAACTACCACTGCCAAACTTGTAACTGATGTGTTCAGGAAGGCGGAAATAGGTCTTTATCGGTACATCATAAGACGTATGAGAATTTATATAATGAGCAGGAACATTTGGAAGATTTAATAACATTATGTTCAGTTTGTCATAAAGCTATTCATCGGTTAGTAATTATCAAAGATTTAAACAGAAATAGGAGGGTTTATGCCCTCCTATTTTCATTTATTCCATCATTTCAAATAATTTATCATCTTCTTTAGGTATTAAATCTCCTGTTTGTAAGTCTACTAAAAACTTACTATTTTCTGGTATTACATATACATAATACACTCCATTTATACATACTTTATAGGTTTGGTATTTCATATTAATCAGTATATGTTGCATTAGTAATTTCTGGTTTTGGCATTTCTTCTACTTCTTCCCAAACTAAACCTCTATTCTGGTTTTCTAGTTGAACTATTCTGTATTCTAGTTCTTCAAGCTTTTTAAATAAATGATCATCCATAATTAATCAAATTTAGAAATAAACATATAATCTTTATTTTTTAATACTTTGTCTATAATATCACCAAATCTTTTAGTAGCCTCTTTACATTCGAGCATTCATTTATCCAATTCTTTAATATACTCTTCTGTTTGTTTAATTGTTTCTTTAATATCACTTTCCATATCACAAATATAATATTTTTATTTATTAAATACAAATTTTTTATTAATAATTACATAACCTTCAGTTTGTTTACCATTTACTCTTTTCTGGCATTTTTTAACTTCATAATATTTATCAATTTCTGTTGCTTTTGGAGTAATAGTAATATCACTAATTTCATAAGCTTCTTTAACAAACTTTTTAATATCAGCGTTAGAATACCACATTCCAAGAGTAATTGATTGATTTAACTTCTTAGCTGCTTTATTATCTGCACTTTTATTTGATTTCTTTAATAGAGCATCTTTAATATCCGAAATGCAATATTTCAAGCTTGCCATCTTTTCGAATCCTAATTTACTAATAGCTTCTGGTAACCAAGGATATTTAATAATAGCATCATTTAAGAGTGGAGTATTCAGTTTAAATTTATTTTCCCATTCTGTTCTAACTTCTTTAATTAGTTCTTTAAATGGTTTATTATCAGATTCAAAATCAATCTTAATAGAGTTGTCTTCACATTCTATTACTTTTTTAAATCCATTCTTTATATATTCTTTATTAAGATTCGTTCTAATAGAATATAAACCTCTTGTCACTTTAAAGTTAAAAATATCTACCTTAGCCATATTTGGATCAAATGTAAATGTAAAATCATCATTTACTTGGATATAAGTATCAGATGTAAATTCTTTAAGTTTCTTTCTTGCAACTTCAGGCATTGCATTGTAAGCATCTACAGCAATCTTAGTTTCCTCAATATTCTGGATATTCTTCTTTTTAAAGTCTTCATAACTAATATCTGCATATCTTGTTGCTGAGTAAAGATGAGTTATCCAGTTTAAATATTTACTATTTCTAATTCTGCCAGCAATCTGTTGGATTGAAGTTGAGATGTCAAGAAGAGTTTGTGCTTTTTGAGCATCACTTACTACTACAATTCTTCCATTTTCATCATAAATATCAGAACCTTCAAATACTGTAGAAGTTAATAAATTTATTTTCTTAGGTTCATCTAATACTGTAGAATTATGAATTGATAATTTGGTTTTATTGTTTTTGGAATATATAACTCTGGTATTCTCTTCTGTAAGTTTAGCTTTCTGAATAAGATTCTTTATAAAGTCCACAGAATTTACAAATATATAAACATTACCTTCAACTTGATTATTAAGAACAGCATTAATTAATTTAATAGTTGAAGCTTCAACATTCTTACATTTAACGGCTTGTACCTTAGTTTCAATAACATCATCCCATTCTTGTTTTACTAATTCTAAATCTTTTAATTCATCTAATACGAATTCTTCTTCAAGAGGAGTTGCAGTCATAAATGTAAAATCTTTAAATAATTTATAGTTCTCTAAAACAGGTTTAATAGCATCCTTTCTAAAGCTATACTGATTAAATAGTATATGATATTCATCTACTAATAAACTGTATTCTTTAGTATTAACTGCAGAAATAACCTTCGGAAGTGAGTTATATGTAACAATAATTTTAGGACATTTAACACTATCTACGTAATCTTTAATCTCTTTAATAGTAACTCCAGCATAAACTCCAAATATCTTCTCAGTACGTCTTTCATTTGGATATTGTTGAAGTTTATTTTCAACTAAGCTAGTAAATGGAACACAAATAACATAAGGCTTATTACTGTCTCTTATACACATCTCCGAGCCCACGAGACCTCTCTACATC